GGATTTTTATAAATTAGACCGATACCCTGTGCGCCCATCGTCTTATCACAACATTTAGTGGAATAAGTGTTTTTATTTCTACACAAACAACCCATTCTATTACCTTTCCTAGGCGAACTTAACGATTTAGTTGGTTCGTTTTTAGGTTTAGGAACTGGATAAGTTTTGAGCTTCATAGGATTACTTTATCTTTTAACAATCTGAAACCAAAAAATAATACATTAAGATGCTTGTATCTTCTTCATCGCTTGTCTATGTAACAAATCCTCTAATTGAACTTTATCAGCTTGGAATGCTAACCATAATAAACATTTCTCTAATGGTTCTTTCACAACCGAATCCATCATTAAGATATCGTTTTGTGCCAATTGGATAATTGATGAGTAAGAACGCCACTTTTTTCCAAAGTTAATTTGATGCTCCGAGGAAGTTCCGTCAATTCCATCAAAGAGTTCAGGGTATCTTTCTGCAAGTCCTCGAGTAAACTCTTGAAAAAAAAAAGTGCTCCGAAGTGTACATCCATACCCACATCCATAAACTTCTCTGGATATAGTTGACCATCATATACTTTTGTATCATATAGGGCTCCTTGCTTCTTTACAACAGGTCTATATAGAATACTCATTATCTCTGCCCACTTCTCATCCACACCAATAGTTTCGTACTTAGATATATCCACATAAGCACCATAGGCCATATTAGATAGGTTAGGCTCAAATCCATATTCCACACCATCTATTGTAATGTATCGTTTTAGTGGATGTTCAGCTTTATTAAAGAAACCTTCTAAATCCTTTTTAATTGAAACGTAGGTATCTATATCCATTTGGTTTAGATATTGTACTGGGAACTTACATAGGTGATGGAATAGACAAGCTGTAATTGCTTCAGGCTCATCCTTATATGTTTCCATATCCTTTCTTAATGCTAAGTAATCTTTAAGTGTTACTGCTTCCCAACTTGTAGGTACTTTTAATTTTATTTCTTGTTTCATTTTTCTCCTTTTATATAATAAGCTTTAACGCCTGTTAGGTAATCTCTGCCTGTTTCTATTTTAACATTTTGGAATCCTATCTTAGTGAAGTCATCAACTAAGTACTGCTCGTTCTCTACTCTACAATTAAGCCACTTATCTGAATTCTCAAAGTATGGAACTGATTCACCCAAATCCATAAAGTGTAGTGAACATAATCCACCATCGTTTAGTGAGTTGTACATATCTTCCATTATAGAATACCTTACACCATAATTGCTTATATGCTGGAATACTATATGTGACATTATGAAATCATATCCATAAGGTGTTGGTTGTATATCCTTACCATTGTTCTCCCATGTCTGACAAGAAGCTGTTGCTAAACTACCATCAGAATTGAATTTAATAGTTTTATTATCATTATACCATTGTTGTGAATAGGCTGCATTACTCTTACTAATATCACATCCATCAATAGAATCCCAATCAGCTAGAGTAGATAGGTTTATTAAGTTTCTTCCACATCCACATCCAAAATCAAATGCTTTCTTTCCTCTCCATCTTTCAGGATTAAACTTTACATCCCCTAATAGGATAGCCCAATACTCTGGGTCTGGATTATGCATTGAATGATTATCAGGCACCATTAGAACGTGTTGTGATTCAAATGTATCTTTGTATTGTTTAAGATATTGTTCTATCATTTCTTATCTGATTTAGGTGTTGTTATTACTCTCCCTTCAGGTACTGCCCATTGTTCAGGGTTGATTAGTTCTCCTACCATTTCAAATTCAGCTGATTGTACTGGTATGTTTGTTATATCCACTGTATTGATTTGTCTTTCCAATACTGTCCTCAACTTATTTGTAGCAGAGTTTCTTTGTTGTACTGTTGCAGCTAGATAAGCCTTAGAAGCTTTTAGTTCTTCCATTATCTTACCATTCTCCGTTTCCAAATGATTAATGTATGCTGCCATTTCCATTACTTGTTCTTCACCGATTAAGGCTTCACCTATCTTAAGGTATTGTTTATCTTCCATATATTTTGTTTTATCGTACTCTAATTACATACTTTCCTTTAGCAGTTGCTACCTGCGATAACCTCATCATAGCTGCATAGCGAGCAGCATCAATAGCGTGGTTGTTGAAATCAATCGGTCTATCCAATTGCTTACCAAATCTATCCGTTTCCCATTCGTATCCATAGAACTCATTTACTAAGTTTTGGCATGTACGTGGTATATTGATTGAATAGTTTTGTAGAACCTGAATACCAAAGTTAATACTATCCTTTCCCTTTACAACAGGCCTTATGTTAAATCCTAATCGGTATAGTTCTTCTATCAAACGAGGTTCTGCTGAATCAGCCCATATCTCCCATCGGTTATCACCAATTAAGTTTCGTAATTTATCAGCAATATCATTTGTTACCAATCCTCTCTCATAGCAATTCTCAATAAGGTATATCTCTCTATCCTTTCTGAATAGGGATACAATAGCTGTTGGGTCATTACTATATCCAAAGTCCATTCCTATACACACAAACTCTGCATCATCCGGCACCCAATCTATTACGTTAAATGTGAATACAGCTTTATCGTTTTGTACGAACTCACCTAATCCGTATGTTCTCCATGCTTTAGGGTTTGTTCTTTCTAAGGCTTTAATAGCACTCACTACCTCTTTCTCCAAATAAGGATTGTTCTTAAATGTAGTGAAATAGGTTGTACAATCTTCTATACTTCTAATCCAATGGTGTGGGCTAATTGTAGGGTTTAGTGATAGTATAATAGGACCTGTACAACGTATTCTTAGCTGAAACCAAGACTCCTCATCTATTTCGTTAGCTTCTTCCAACCATAAGATACTACTCTTTAATCCTCTTAACTTTTCAGGGTTATCCGTACTGATGAATGATATTGTAGAGCCTGTATAGAATGAAAAGATTCTATCTGTTTGATTGAAATCGCTTGAGTTCCACAATTCCAAACCAGTCATTATATCTTCGAAATCTTTTACAATTGTTCTCTTTAAGCTAGGTATTGTTTTACGAACTATCACTACATCTTCTTTACCTTCCAAGCACTTTACTATTATCCATTGTAATAGTGCGTATGATTTGCCTGAACGAGTACCACCATAATGTATTGTAGTACGTGTTGGTGAATTGTCCTGATTAGTATAGGTTATAGTACTATTAATTTCCAGATTCATCTATGCTCTTTTGGGTTATGTTTACTGATATTTGCTGTATCTTTTGTTCTACTTCAGCTTTCATTTCAGTTCTACTCAACTTAGGTAGTGTGAACTCCATTAGTTTAAGAGCAAGTTCTATTGCTCTCTCTGGGTCTTTCTTCTTAATCTTTTCTAAATCGGTTGATAGAGTATTGAGGGTATTATCAATTGCACGAGCAATAGTAACCTTCATCATTTCAGTTGAACGATTTACAGCTCCTTTCGGTCTACCTTTACTCAGCTTATTTCCTTTTTCAAATGCCATTGTTATTTGGTGTTATTTAAACATATATACATATATAACAACTATATCCACCTTTGTATTTATCGTTGAACCTTGGTGGTCAGGAATCGTTTTTAGAATGGGTTATCTAAGTTATCCTTTAGGTGTTTCTTAATCTTCTTACAATTGAGATAGACTGTAGATTTAGATAGCTTTAACTCTGATGCCAATTTCTCAAATGTCATCTCTTTATCGAATGCGTACATCTGATATATCTTAGAGGGTGCCCATAGTTTGGTCCTCTCTAATCTCTTTAATTCATCTACCATCTTATTGTACACATCTTCTACCTTATCGTCCGCATCTACATCGTATTCATTCTCTACTTCATCGTAAGAATCGGATAGTGGTACATTCCTTTTAGCTGCTTTAATTCTATTAAGGAATCTACTATTAAGAAATGCATGTGCGTACATAAGATTAAATGAATCCAAATACCAAAGAGCAGGATTACACTTCTCCGCAAGATAAAGGTATAGTTCACCTACCAATTCATCGGCTACTTCCTTATCCTTTGCTAAGTTAAAAGCAACTGCTGATAACCAATTATGGGATTTACGGAATAGTATATCTAATCGTTTGTTATTTTCTGATTGAATTTTATTCACTTCTATCTCTTACAAATGTTCTTAGCGTATCTACACAATCAGCCCATAACCTTCCTGATGATTTGCATGAGCAAGGTTGATTTACCTTCTCACCTCTGATACGATTACACCAACTCCAAAACCCTCCCATTAGATGCTCAGGTAAATAGTTCTTTACCCCTTCCAAGTGTGTTTTCATTTGTTGAAATTCTTCTAAGTTTAAGGGAGCGTATTTGCTCTCCGCTACATTTGGTTTTAATTCTTCTGCCATATATTATAATTTTATTCCTTCTTTACATCCGCATAGTTCGTTAAGATAAATCCTACGAGCTTCACAGCCACAATCATCTGAATTGAAGAATCTCTTAGCTATCCATCCTGCTAAATCCTTTCCATGTCCAAGAGTGATTACATTTATTAATCCATCTACTATGTTACCAAGTTTTATTATGCACATACTATTTAGTTTTATTTCTTTTTCTTTCAAACATTGCTAACATATTTTCGGAACGAGTTACAGCTCTTAAATTAGAGATATTATTATTATGTCTGTTACCATCTATGTGGTCAATCTCTCTACCTTCACCTATCTTGCCACCAAAGGTTTCATATACTAACCTGTGACCTCTTCTCCACAATCTTTGTCTGTGCTTACCTTCGCCAACAAACAGGCCGTAATATAAATATCCGCTAGGGTGTATGCGTGGTTTAACAAGCCTTATATTACCTTCAGGGTTGTATCGCTTTGATATTTTAGTTGAATACACTTTACCATCATTGGTAACATAATAATCTTCAAAATCTTTAATTGGTTTCATAGTTTTTTAATTTAAGCATAAAAAAGCCAGTCCCCAAATGAAAGAGGACTGGCAATATAGGATAAAAATAAGGCAGTGGAATAAATAAAATGGCGTTTCAATAAAAGACCACTGCTTATATAATTATAACAATTGATTTCACTTTTGTTTATCCTAGTTCTTTTGTACATCGTTTACGTTAATAATTTTTGTGTTTATCTTTTCAGATGCTGCATCAATTAGAGCTTGCATATCCATGTGTTCTATTACGAATAACATTTCTTCATGCGTTATCTCTGATGTAGATTTCTTTAATAATCTTTCCAGCTTTTCTTTGTTACTTTCTTCCATTTTGTTTTAGTTTTACTTTATCAATTATAATTTCTCTATCAATTGGGTCTAATTCAAATGTTTGTAATTCCTTTTGAATATGCTGAGTTGGTTTAATACTAGCAATATATTCTTTCATACCTTCTTCAAACAATCTTTTCTTTTGTGAGTATTCCCAAGCTTCTCTTACTGCTTTCTCATCTATACCTTTGAATTTAGGCATCTCTAAAGTATCTGATAACCATTGGTTAAGGTCATTAACTATTTCTTTTACATCTTCTCTATCTAGCTGAGTAGTAATAGAAAGTAATATCTTTTCTTTATCTTTTTGTAATTGTATCATCTTTATGAATTTATATAATTTAAAACATCTTCTGAAGTAATATTAGAATTAAAGATTTCAGCAAATGAACTCCTACTGTTACCTGGTATACTGTTAATACTTTCTTGTATATTCTTTTCTTTATTTATCTTTTCTTCTTCTTTCTTTTCTTTAGCTACAGGTTCTCCACCTACCGAAAACCCACCTGCGGTTAATCCACCACCGGATAATCTATCAGTAATAAGGTAGTGATAGTTAAATCTACCTCTATCAATCCTCTCTTTGATTACTTTTATATATCCAAAATCAACACACTCTTTCCATACTCTATTGAACTTTGTTCTATTCATATTGAGTGCTCGTTGTACCTGTCCTTTGTATATAATCCAAGTTTCAGGCAGAGATATAATAAACATAATTAAAGCCCTAGCTTCTAAAGTTAGTGAAGTGTTCTGAATTAATTCGTTTGAAATTGGTGTGAAATTGTGTTTAGAAGTATTTACACTTCTCACAATCTTAGTTGTGTTTTGTTGTGCCATTTGATTTTATTTAAGTAGTTGTATATAAATAGTGTGTTTTTAAGAAAACGTAAAATTAAGGGAGACCAACTATAATCTCCCCTAATTAGCTTACAACTATGAATAGATTACAAAGATACGAAATTATTTTCATATTACCAAAAGCTGTTCTGATTTATTTTGTAATATTTTTCATTCAGTATTTTCCAAACCTGCGATAGCGTTGTAGTAGGACCAGGCGCATGGTATATAAGTGGATAGGTATCCGTTAATCTATTATAGATTGTATTCTTTCTATACATCAAATCAAAGTTATTGCTCCTACCCCAGTCCTCATCCCAAATGCACTGAAATATCTTACAATCATAATCCAAAGTGATAGGATACTTTTTAGTAAACATTATCTTTTGTAGAATGTATTGGTCATCATTAACTCCATCAATATCCCACATCTTCAGGCATTCATCTATTACGTCCTCCAGAATCGATTTACTTCCAATGACACACCCACTATTAAGGAATTTATATTTGCGTTCAGGATGCGGATGCAAATGAGCAAATTCTGGATTAGGATAGCAGTTTGTTTCTCCATTGAATACTAACGAATGTTTGTTAAAATGGGTTAGGAATGTAGTATATATTTTATCACTATCAGCCATATAAAGTACATCTCTACTATCCGTTAAGCAAATCAATTCAGAATCTATTGTAGGTAGTATATCCTTTAGTATTTTAAACTTACTAATGAATCCTTCCCATTGTATTCCCTTACCATATACATTCATTGGTATTCCTTTTAGGTTACAGCTATGTAATAGTTTACTTTCGTAGCCTGAATGTATATCCGTTTCAATTGTTAAGAAGTGTATCTTATTCATATAGTGAACTTTGTTTATGATAAGCAACATAGCTATCCGCTCTTGCTTTTAATGTGTTACCCATACCCATACCAATTTCGTATATTAATAAATCATCACCCAATATATTAAAGCAATCATTTATAATAGGCGTATATTGCTGGCAGAGTGGTAGTATTAATACTAACCTTAAATTATTTTCCATACAAAAAATGGAGAGCGTTTTAAACTCTCCATCATTATAATCCGTACTCCAATATACTAATTCCTTTTTATTTAGATTTTGCTCCATTGGGATATTTTACTAATTACATCCGTAGATTTATATACATTTTTAAACTCAAAGGATGTTGGTATTAAAGCTGTATCGCTGTTAGATACTAATGCATATATCATCCATCCTCCAACTGCGCCATAATATAACTTTTGGTCTTTACCCAAATCTTCATCGGATAGGTGCATATTAAATCCATTCCACATACCTCCTACTTTACATAGGATATTTTTTGGGAACTCATCGTAGTTGATAAGTTCAAATTCGCCTTCCGGCTTTGGTGATATTCCACTCATAATTTATTTGTTTAAAGGTTTAACTAATTCTTTTAATGTAATTGGATTAACATATTTTTTATTATCACTAATCCAAAACTCATCAAACATAATAAATGTGTGTACATACAATTTACTATCATAACATTTTTGTACTAATACTAAATCAACGCCGTTGAAGTTTGATATTAACTTAATACTTTTGTTTTTTACAACCATATTATGTTGAGTGAATAGAGCTTGGGATACAAAATCCTTTGTGAAATACTGATTTTTCATAACTTATTTGTTTTTTGTTTTAAAAATCGGGGAGTATATTTCAACTCCCCATTGATTGATTATTTGTTTCTATTATCAAATTTATTAAATCGTTCAACCATATTAATAATTTTTGATACAATTGATAACCCTAATCCGTTATCATCATATTCAATGAATACTGATTTTTTAGATTGATTTTTTAATGTGTAAATACTGCGTGTATAACCTAATTTCTCAGTAACCTCTAAAATTAATTTTGAGGGAACGCCGTTTACATTAATCTGATACTTTTGTGTATCATTCCTTCGATTTAAAGGTTGAAACTCATAATTGGTTTCGTTGAACTTTAATGTTACTAAATTCGCCATTTTATTTGTAGGTTAAGAAGGTAACCCATACCTTTTAGTTGATTGATTATTTGTTTAGAATTAATTGAAATATTTCTTCTAATTCAGTTTGAGTTATATCTTCCATAACACTATCACTAATACCATAAAGATATAATTCATCAACACTATCATCCACAATATAATGAACAACAGTTTCAACTTTTCTGGAAAGTTTTTTTGAATCGGTTAATGATGAGGCGATATCCTCAAAAATCTCATAATCGTTGTAATGATGATTTTCCTGTAATTCAAAGGTAGAATAGATTTTTTCTAACTTCAGCCTTACATCTCTTAAAGTTTCATACTTTTTAAGATTTTCTAATTGTTGGATTTTAGTATCCATAGTTTTGAACCGATTAACCTTATACACCGGCAGGTTTTAGTTGATTAGATTGAGAACCATTCTCAACCCTTATATAATAAAGGTACGAAAAAAAGATGAAACTACCAAACATTTGGGTAACTATTTTAGTAGTTTTACCTAACTCATTGATAATCAACAAGATAAGTTTTCCACATCTATTTACCCCTATTAAGTAGTTCAATCTCATATAACAAACATACGAAGAATATCTGAAATAAACAAGCTTTTATAGGTATTTTTTCCACAAGTTATCCACATTTTAGCTAATGTGTTGATAATCAATTAGTTATTATTTTAGCGATTTTAAAGGGTTTTAAGGGTGGTCTAATCGTTGGGTAGGGTAAGTACTCAAAGGACATAAAAAAGCCCCTAAAAAGGGGCTATGGGATGTGTAATATTTGAAATATACATCAATGGCAGTAGATACACCCCAATATTTTATTCTAATATAATCCACTCATCCTTTTCAGCGGTGGCTAGTTTTAGTTTTCTTTCTGATAATATGAATGGATAGATTTCTTTGTATTGTGTGAACGATAGTTTCTTATCCGCTCTCACTTGCTTTACAATCCCTTCCATTCTCTTTTCTAATAAGGTCAATGATTCAGTTTCATCTATATAGGCATCTACCTCATCAATTAACTTATATACTTCCTTACTTCCAGCTTTCAACAACTTATTGAATTCAGCTCTTAGTTCTTGTTCAAAATCCATATTAATCGTTTAAAGGTACACAATTTGGTACTTCTCTACCATCTACTACTTTAGTTCCAACCTGTACATAATTTTCCCAGCATGGGTCATTAGGTCCTTTTTCTAATGGAGCTAGATTGATACCTCTAAAATCAGTATCGTATTTAACTCTAGCCATCACCTT